TTCTGTATCTATACTTTTACCCCAATCGAGAAAGGCTGGTTTTAACTTTTGTGTGCCATTGGTTTCAAATGTCATAGAACCTGGTAAGTTATTTTGTCTTTGTAATTCTTCGTATATTCCAATAGTTGCCATCTGACCTGTAACCATTAAAGGTTCACCTCCAGTAAAACACAAATGCTGATGGAACTTACTTACAGGATGTAAAAACTTACCTTCTGGATTACTTTCATTCTTAATTACATCAACTATTTTATTTGCAAGAGTAGATGGGGTTTCATGACCCATTAGACCTTTAAACTTCTTTGCCCATGTATAACTTGAATCACAGCCCTTTTCCCACACAGGCAAATCTTCAACCCGCTTAACAGACTTAACATCAAAGTCTAAGAATGGAAGTTCATATGTATCTGGGTTAGTTGGATCAGATTGACCAAAGCCATTACATTGCAAATTACAAAGAAAAAATCTTATCCAGGCTGTTGGTGCTCCTGTGTAATGACCTTCTCCTTGAATGCTATAAAATATTTCACTATAATGATATTTCTTTTCAGTAATATTTGACATTCATTTTTTTATTTCTTTTCGTTCGATCTCTATAGTATCCATTTGTCTTTGCATTAAGTCAATAACTTGTGACACATATTCATCATTGCCATCAGAATGAACTAACAGTTGTTGTAAATCTACATTCTCTAACATTTTGTATTTTGTGGCTTGTTGCTTTTTTTCTTTTTGTATTCTTCTTACAAATGCAAAATAAATTATTTGTGTATAATATGCAAATGGGTTTGAAGACTTAGCAGGATCAAATTTTTCAACTGCAACTAAACAATTTTCAATACCATCAGATATCATATCATCACGATAAGTATAATTTATAAAATTTGCTTTATAAGAAAGATGAGTAGCTATCTTCAAAAAGCATTCACCAAGATAGTTTGATACCATTGGCTTTGGTATTTCTTTTTCTTTAGCTTTAGTTACTTTATCTTTATAACTGTTTAATTCTTCTAAAAACTTTTTGTTATCTACATAATGTGTACTTTTAGGATTACTAATGGATAACTTTTTTGGGTCTTTCTGTTCCTTCTGTGACTTCTCCATAATGATCATCTTCACTTTCTAATAATTTTTGATCTTCCTCTTTATCTATAAATTCTATTTCAACACTATCTTTAACATATTCCTTATATTGTGCAATAGCATCTTCTTGTAAGTCAACAACTGCAATTATAGATGTTGTAGGCATGTTAACATAGCATGTATTCGCCATTTTTATCCAAGGCTGCATTGTATAGTGTTCCATAACTTGATACCCACTATGCACTTTCATAGCTTTTATTTCAATAGGATCAAATATTTCAACATATTTCTTACTTTTAAAATCTGTAAAATCATCTTTTGTAGATACTACTAGATTTTCACCATTTACTAATTTTAAATATTTTATTTCAACATTACTTTGAGTCATAGTTTAACCTCTACGGTGTTGTAATCAAAGTCTTCGTCTGCATATATCTTTATTCTTTCAATCATGTGCATTAATGTGTAATTTCTTCTTGATTTCCAACTTAAATCATCACCTATATCAAACAATTTACATTTATCTTTATTACTACCTATTCTCAAACCTCTACCAATCGATTGAAGATTTCTTATCCTTGATTTAGAAGGTGAAGCAAAAATTATATTATGTAAGTTCTTTATATTTATTCCTGTTGAGAAAGTGCCAAAAGAAGCAATTATTATTGCATTAGTTTCTCCTTCGGTTATCTTTCTTGCATTTTCTCTTTGTTGTGTTTCAGTTCCACCATATATAAAAAATATTTTTCTGTTTACAGCTTTCTGTAATATCATATCATACAACGACTTACCATGCTTTTCAACATATTGAAATAAAACTAAAGAATTACCTTTCTGATCTAATGTTAAATTTCTAATAAATTTATTTCTTGGATAATGTTGAACTAAAAAATCCATTTCTTCTTGGTAAGTATTATTTCTATTATCTTTTTTTATATCATCTGAATACTTTAACACCAGCGCATGTATTTTTAAATCTGCTAACTGTTTAGATTCTATTAATTTTTTAGTAGTAGTAGTTTTAAATACTTTACCAAACAAACCTTCAAGAACTAATTTGTGTGTTTTAGATCCATCAAGAGTACCGGTAGTACCTATTCTATAAGGCGTCGTTATACATTTATGCATTATAGAAGTTAATGATTTTGCTTTAAACAAATGACATTCATCACCGTAAATAACTTTAAAGTCTTTGAAGAAGTCCCTTGGAAGTTTATGTAAAGATTGCCATGTTGAAATAGTAACTGGCATATCATTTGTTTTATCTGCAGTACCATAAATTCTATAACAATTATATGATGCTTTCCAATCATTATGTGTAGAATAATCTTGAAAGTCTGAAAACAATTGTTCAACTAAAGATGTTGTTGGTACTACTATCAATTGTTTTCTTCCATATTGTTCATGCCATCTTATCAAACAATATATAATTAATGATTTTCCAGAACCAGTTGGAGATAGTAATAATCTTCTACCATCATTAATAGCATTGTATATTGCATTAAATTGGTAATCTCTTACATTAATTAACTTATTATTTGTAGATAATTTTAAACTATCTATAAATTCTTTTAAATTTTCTTTTGAAACGTTATCTGAGGAATTTATAAATTCCGAATCATCTACTGTATATTCATTTTCTTTAGCAAAGAATTCAACATATGGTTTTAAACCTACATATATTTCTTGTGTAAATAATGAAAAAAGATGCACTTGGCCATCCCACACTCTATTTCTATACATTGGATGAAACTTTGCACCAGGGACATCAAAAGAAAAGTGCGAATGTAGTTCCTGAGCTATTGATGGATCACATTTTATTTTTAAATGTACATCATTCTTTTTTGTTATCGAGATGTCTGTCATAAGTTCTAGTTATCATTTTACCATTAAAATCCACATAAGATACATCATATGTGTTTGAAGATTGTTTTTCTTCTTCATCTGAAGGTTCAGTAAAAGTAAATACAAATTCTAATTGTGGATTTTGATTAGAATGCACCATTTGTAAATTTATTCCATTCAATTGCTGATTTAATGTCCCACGTTCTTGAATTTATAGATCTCAAAATTTGTTCTAATGTAAACATAACTGTTTTATAATATTCAATCTTATCTGTTAACATATTTAAATCTTCATCACAAGTAAGAAATTCATCCATCTCATTTTTTAATGGTTTATTACCCATGTATTGAGGTATATTGAGTTTATTGAGATCAGATTCAGTTAGCTCACCACGATAATAACGATACTTTAATCGTCTCATATTATTATAGTCGCTTTCGGCTTTACGCTGCTGTAATTTAATATTGGATAAAACAGTTAGATACTTAGCATGAAGATTAGGTGTTCTAACTGCTTCATTGCCAAGTTCTAACTGATTTATTTTAGAGTCGGATTTCCATTGATCTTGTATATCACTTAGTTTCATAACTATAAATTTTCTAAATCTATAGTCTCCGTTTCTTTTTTAGTTTCGTCAACTGTGACCTGTTTTGTTGAAGGTGGAGCTGTTTCTCCAGGTTCATTAAATTGAATAATCATTTCTGGATTACCTTGGAAACAGAAAGATCCATAATGATTGAGAGATATAGAAGGATCTAACCAAATATCACCACCAACATCTTGCCACCTACGACAAAATGTATAGTCTTCTGACAAATATCTTCTATCAATAGGATCAATCATTGTATCAAATAAAGCATAAAAGTTATCTTTTAAATCTACTCCGCCCATTTGTACATCATTCATATATTTAATATCTGGATTTGCAGCAAGCACTTTATCAATTGCTGTACGTTTAATCATCATAAACCCAGTACCAGCATCATGTAATTTAATTAATCCATTTTCAACACCAACTTGTTTTTTCTCTTTATCAATAAATTGAAAATTAATAGCATAATCTGAACCTAACGCGCCTATCTGTTGTGATGAATGTTGTTTAGATGGATCCATAAGAATTGCTTCTTTTATATGAGTCCAATTCACACCTTTCTTGGGATAAGCACCAACAGCAACATCTTTATCATGCATCCAAAGTTTTAAAATGTCATCAACTTGAAATTCAATATCAGCATCAATAAACATTAGATGGGTGTAGTCCGAATTCAAAAAATATGCCAACAACACATTTCTTGCTCTTGTAACTAACGATTCGTTTGCTATTGTACCAAATGCTAAGGGGATCTTATGTGCATTGAAAAATGTCATAAGTTTTATTGTTGATCTAAAATAAGGTTCTGTTAATGCACCACCATAACAAGGTGTAGCAATAAAAAATTTGCTTTGACGCATTTTTTCAAGATCTAATTTTACCTGCTTTTTTTCCATAACGACTCCATTGTAAAAATTTATAATGCTTCTACTTCAAATGACCTATATTTAAATGTTGCAATACCAATAAAATATTCTACTGCTCCACTTGTTATATCAAAATCCAATGCCTCAACAGCTATTGGAAATAAATCCTTAAATATAATATTTGTTTTAGGATTGTTTGATGAATCAAGTATAGTTAATGTACCATCAGAATAAGCTGCTGGTTCAGTATTACCATCAATTGTACTACCAAATGGAAATCTATTCAACCTTTCCCCAACAAAACTTTTATATTGATTATAACTATCAGGAAATCCTAAAGCAATTAACCACTCAACTAACTCTATATAGTTTACCATATCCTCACTAATAAGGAAACGGATATTAAACTCTGCATAAGTAAGTTTATCACCAATTCTAGGAAGGTCAACAAAAGGAGTAGGTTGAACTGCAAAACCATTTTGTAAAGATGGGAGATTAGCAGATTGACATGTGTATGCTACGTGAGGAAGATCTCTAATAACAAACTTAAAGGCATTAGGACGTAAAAAATTATATACTGTACCTTTATTTGGAGTGTTTACTGAAGATATTATATTCGAACTATTAATTTGATAAGCCATGTTATATTTATACAAAAAAAAGGGCCCTTAAAAAAGAGCCCTTTAAAGTGAAAATACTTAATTTTTACATTAAGTTTACAACTTTCGAAATCCTATAGTACTGGTTACGATTGGCTGTAAATGTATCTTGATCAGGAGTTGTGCCATTAGTTGTTACATATGGATTAGAAATCATTCCGTAACGAGTCTTAAATCCAATCTTAGGTTGGAAACTATTTGGATCAACTGCACGAACCATTTGTAGAGGAACGTATGGGCAATAAAATATTCCAGCATCATAAGGTGATGTTCCACGATAACCAGCCATATAGAATTGGTTAGCAGATCCTAAGTTAGCTGAATATGGATCAATGTAAACTTTCAACTTACCGTTAATTACACCAGCAAATGTATTACCTGTGTCATCAACATTTAAGTTAGGCTGAAGTGCAGGAGCGTAATCTAGTACACCTGCCATTGCAAGAGCAGAAGCTACATCTGAAGAGCAAAGTACAAAATTACCTTTCCCTCTACGAGTATCTTGACCAATTGCATTACAATCTCTTTCTATGTTATACAAGAGACCCTTAAATCTTTCAACAGACCAACGACCATTTGAATCAACGTCTAAGTTAAATGTGCCTGGTACAGCTGTATCTGTAGAACCTGCTTTAGCAACAAGATAGATTCTTCTAACAACTTCGCGGTTAATTTCAAACATAATTTCTTGAGAAAGAATATTTGAAAGCTCTGTCTCAGCATCAAGACCATGGACTGCTTTTAAGTCTTGTGCAAGTTCTAACGTGTACTCAGCTTTTAAAGCTCTTGTCTTAGCTGTTACAGTTGTCTTGTCAATACTAAATGACATTTGACCAAATGAATTGTCATCAGCATCACCTAAAGCCTCGCCTAACGCTGTAGTCATACCTGGAACAACGTTGTAGCCAGCGTCAACTGGATTATCACCAACTTGACCTGTACCACTTGTTGCAGCATTACCACTCTTCTGGAATGCGGAAGCTGAGAAACCTGTATTAGCTTCGTTGAACAATGCTTCTGTATGGCCTGCTTCTGTACGGTTGTTGCCGTATAAAGATTTCATAGCAAAAATAAGACCAGTAGGACCTGTCATAGGTTGTACACCAGCAATATCATATGCAATAAGATTAGGCATGGCACGTCTTACTAGACCAATAAGAATTGGATCATATCTGTCAATACCAGCACCACTAGATGCATTTGCAGGGGCAGCTTCATTTAACATTGCTTTTTCTTCTTGGAGAGCTTTTTCTTGATTCTCTAAAAGAACAGCAGTTACTTGTTTACGATAGTTTTCCTCAATTTTTGGAAGATCTGGATGATCCAAAACTGGACTCCATTTCTTCATTGAGCTTTCGGATAAATACATTTTTTACTCCTTCGTTTTAAATGTTATATTATTTATTACTTTTTTACTCTTGAAATAGATTCAATATATTTAGACATTGAGTTTGTTGAGTCAAGTTCAGGCTCTTGAGTACCACTTTCTTCGACTAAAGTCTGTTCTGGAGATTGAACTTTATCTTTAGGAAAATAATTTTCTTTAATTACAGAAACTTTTTCCTTAAACTCTTGATCAGAGTTAAATTCTACTCCTTCAATTAACTTAGATAATTTTTCTTTTTCTGTCTCAGCTAGTCCACCCGACACTTCTTCAAATGCGTATGATTTTTTATACTCAACTAATTTACTTGCTAAATTTACATTGTCTTGAACTGTTTCGTCTAGTTCAGCAGTTAAACTTTCAACTTTATTAGTTAGATCGTCAAGCACATCATATTTGTCTTCTGGAATCTCAATATAAGATTCTTTAAATAATGTTTTAAGACCTACCATAAACTCTTCAGTAACTTCATTTCGTAAACCATTTTCAACAGCTAATTTGTTTTCTTCCATCCATTGTTCCACAATGTAGTTCATATAGCTGTCTACTTTTTCAACCATTACTTCTTTATATTCATCTAATTGAGTAGCATTTTGTTCATCCATTTTTTGAACAATTTTTTCCATTTCGTTATTAACTCTTGCAACAACAGCTGCCTCAAAAATTGAAGTAGCTTTTTGTTTGAACTCTTCTGAAAGATCTTCTCCAAAAATACTATCTAACTCTTCTGTTATATCAATCTCTAACATGGTCTCGTCGTTTGTTTCTACTTGTTCGGAAGCTGGTGCTGTCATTGAAGATACTCCAGATGTTGATGTTACGCCGGGAATTTGCATTGATTTAGCATCACCCTTCATTTTAATAGAAGAAGGATTTTTAGCATAAATTACTTTAGCAGCTGCTTTTGCGCCAGGATTCTTTTCATCCTCGTCAAACTCATCTACTGTTGCTACCTCTGAATTTCCTTGTTTTATACTATTAACGCCTTTATCACCAGTATTAGCTTCTCTTGAGGATCTTGAGTTATCTTTTTTCATTTCTGCAGATGCTTTACGACCAGCGTCGCCAACACTAATTTGGCTAAGCTCTTCGGGCTTTTCCGCTTCAGATAACTGCTTATTGTCATCAGCTTTTCCCTCTAGCAGTTGTTTGATCTTTGACTCGACTGACATTCTTTGTCTCCTAATTATGTGTTCTTAATTTATTTATAAAAAAATGTTACTTGATAGAATTTAAAAGTTTCTTAAATACATGTAATTTAGCTTCGCGAAGCTGTCTTTTTGATGCTTTTTTGATAGTTTTTTGAGCTTCTTCAATTTGTCTTGGTTCCCAAATACCATTATTTAAAAACCACTCTGCATTCTCCATTATACCTCTAACAAATGCATTTGGAGCTGAAGGATCAGAAACTATATCGACAGTTGATAATTGAAAATCATCTTGAACTTCGTTTATGCCATCTTTTTCTTTTAGTGAACCCACTCCTCTTGAGGATACACCTAAACGCACTCCTTCAGTAATAAAATTTTCTGCAATCTTACCCATGGGAGTACCTAAAATTTTTGCTTTACCATAAACGTCTCCATTTTCGTTTACTTTCAAACTTGTTATAAGATGAGACACCTTATCTAAATTAACAGTAGGAGTTGGAGGATGTCCTAATTCACCAAGTGATCTTTTTTCGCCAATAAGTTCTTGATATCTTGATACTTCTTTTTCCATTATACCTCTTGGGTAAATTCTTCCATTTTTATTTGGCTCATCATAGCCCATAAATTTACCTTCAATATAATAACTTTTCTTACCATTATTTGTTTCTTCAAGATATTTAATTTCTGAGTCTATATTAACTTCGGTAATTAGTTTCATCAGAGTCTGCCTATTAAGTTTTGTATATCAGGATCTACAAATGCACCACCTTTACTTACTGAAAGTGTGACTGTTCCTTCAGTAGTTCCAAAATGAACTAATATATTTCCACCTCTTTCCAATGGAATATTATATCCATCAAAATCGAGTTTACCCTGACCTTGTGTTAGTAAAAGAACATTAGCTCTATCACTGTTTGAATTGTATCTTTCTATTGTTACATCACCATTAACTGAATAAACGACACTATTAATTGCTAAACCATCTCCAGCAGCAGCATTAAATGTTTGAGAAGCAGCTAAGTTAGCATGCTTATGAATTAAATTACTTCTTCCTCCAAACGTATTAGCATGAACATTTCCATTAATGGCTTTTGAAGATAAGCAATGAATAACTGCATTTCTTTTTTGCAGCATTACTATATTAGCTTCTCCCGCTGATACAATACTACCTCTATCTGCAGCTGACATCTATTAGCTCCTAGCTTTCTTAATTTTTTTTAATAGCTTGAAATCATGCGAATCAATTTTACCATTTTTATTAGCATCTATTTTATGTTGATCGCCCGTAAGTTCTTCTTCTACACCACTAAGATCGTCTACTTTGTCTACATCTTTAATATTTTGTTTTGCTTGAGTCATCCTTTTTTTACTTTTAACATCATGACCCATTTTATGCATATCTTCAGAAACTTTTTTCTTTTTTTTCATCATATGACCATGATGTCTTTCATGCATAATTTCAACATCTTCTGTAAACACTGTTTCTTCACCGTGTTCAAATTTTACTGTATACCAGGAAATAACACCTTTATCATCAGGTATATCATGTTTACCTTCCATAACTGTACCTTCACCATACACATCATGATAAACGTGTTTAGCACACCAATGCTCTACAAAAACTTCTTCTGTTTCTTCTTCAGAAGTTTCTTCGCCCATTGCTTGTTTTGTGGCAGTAGCATACATAACTTCTTTTGCTTTATCGCCATATTCTTGTCTAAATTGATTGAAGTTCTTTTTCATACCTTTAACTATGTCCTCTTTTTTTTCAATTTCAGCTTGCGTCATTTTTTTGTGGTTGGCCATTTTCATGCTCCTGGTTGAATAGACTACTTGCTAAATTTTGTTTTTCTGTATCCAACGATTGAGTAATTTTTAACGCTATGGCATTATCAAAATGGTCTTTAGCAGCAGAATTACTTCCATCTAACACATTATCAATAAAATTACCTATATGATTAGGTTCCAATTCTTGTTCTTGATCAACTTCTGGCTCTGCTGTTTCTGCTTCTGACATAATATTTCCTTATATTTGTATTATTTATAAGATTTTATTGGTCTTCTTGTTGAGGAGGGGGATTTTCTTGTATATCTATATCAATTTCTTCTCTTTCTTCATCAGATAACCTCAAAACTTTTTTCTTTATATAATCATCTGAATAAAATCTTCCAACATATGGTTGCATTTGAGTTAAAAGATCTATACGATTTCTCATATTTTCAGATTCTTTCATTTCTTGGAAATATTGGTCTTGTGCATATGAATAAGAAATATCTTCTTTCATATTTTCCCAATCAGCATCAGTAATAATATTTTTAAGAATTAATTGTGTTCTTAGAAGATCATTAAATAAATGATTAAATTTCTTTCTTAATCTATTAATAAACTTAATAAATTTTATCTCTTCGTGAGTTATTTCTGCCTGTCTTCCAAAGTTAAATCCTGACTGCTGTTGAAATCTTGAAGTAGGTATATTAAGTGATTGATATACTTTTGTTTGAAAATATTCAATATCAGCTATCTCACCTAAATTTGAGCCTCCTGGTAAAGTAGTAATTTCTGTACCTCTACCACCTTCTCTTCTTGGTAACCAAAAGTCTTCTAACATTGTCATAAACTTACGATCATCTTTTACATCACCCGTTGCAGAATCATACACAACTTTGTTTCGATATCTTGCCATGATATCTCTCATATATTGTTCTGCTTTTAATTTGGGTAGATTACCTACATCAATATAGAATATTCTTCTTTCAGGTGCTCTTGATATACGATAAATTACTAATGAATCGGTCATCATTTTTAACTGATTAACTGGCTTGATTGCTTTATGTAAATAACCTATAACCAATTGTCTTTGTAAATCCATAACTCCAGATGGACAAAAAGCAATAGTGTCAGTTGCAATTTTTACACCAGTCTGATGATTGTAATTAGTAGGAGGAACACCAGGACTATAAGCCAATCCTTTTTCATTATAAACAAAAAACTCTTCTATTGTTTCAACTAAATCTAAACCTTCTTGAGTTTTTTTCTTTTTAATTTCTCTTACTTTTCTAATTTTTCTTGGATCAATATATCTTAATTCTTGGATTCCAGAAGATATATCTTTTTTATCAATCATTTTTTGATAATAAATTCTTCCATCCACATACCATCTTCTAAAGATGTCATGTGCCTTGTCATTAAAATCGAGGAGTTTTTTTACTTGAGTGAATTCAGCTGTTATAGTTTTTTTTAAACTTTCAGATAAGTTTAATTTTTCTAAATTAATTGCAACTGGCTCTTCATTATCTATTCCTGCAATTGCCTCTGAAATTATTTCTTCAATAGCATTATCACAATCAGGATACCCTGCTATTTCTCTATATCTTGAAATTAGATCTGCTTCACTTCTTGTTGAGGCATCTATATCGACAAAAGTGCCGTAATAGCCTGCTGAAGTTGCAGTTATTGCTCCATCTTCAGAAACCGGAGATACTATCGATTGATTAGTAAGATCCGGCTTCTTTGATCGCTCTATTGTAAAACCAAATAAATTGATTGCCATGACAAAAATTAACCTTTATTAAAATCCAAGAATGCTACCCAAATTAGTACCACCACCTGATGTTGCAAACGACTGATATTGCCAAGTTACAGTAAATGTTGATATCTGATCATTGGCTCCAAAGTCTAATGCTACAGGAGAAAGGTCTATAGGGAAACAGTCTAGTAAGGTATAAGTTTTTAAAACATTACCATTTCTATCTAATTGGAATATATCTAAGTTTCTTTGATACTCAGCTGGATTTAATCTACCTACTTTTGTCTGTAAATCTTCCATTCCAGCCATCCATTGTTCAATTCCATTTCTTACACTCATCTGAGAATCGTTAAGAACTGTTATTGTCCAAGGTGCATAAATTCTATCACCTGCAAACTTAACTTCTCTTCCACGATACAATACAATTGCTGGATTTATAATCTGACCTGGAAGTTCAGCTACATTAACCAAAAACGGTGACTTTTGAACTGCATTAGCAGCTCCTGCAACATATGTTGGAAATGAAAGCTGTACTGCAAATTGATTAGGTCTTAAACCACCATTTGTAAGGGCAGATTTAAATCGTTCTACATTAAATACTGTTGACATTAGTTATCTCCCTTTTATCCACCAACTTCTTCGAACGAAATACCTGTTCTCGTTGCAATGAAGTTGAGTTGCATAAAGTTAATTGCTCTTGCAGGCTTAATAAATATGTCAGCAACAAATTCATTCCTATCTATTACTTCGCCTGTATTATTTGATTCATCACAAACAACTTTAAAGTCTGTAACTCCACGTCTACCTTGCACATCTCGTAAAAATGGTTCTACTAGATTTCTAAATTGTGATCTTGTAAATGCATCATTGAACTCAAACAACTGAAACTTGGCAGCAGTTGCAATTGATTTTTCAAGCACAATGAATAGTCTTCTTACATTAATTCTGTCAAAAGCAGATGGTTTAGCAAGAAGTGTTTTATCGCCAAATAAAACTGTTCCCTGTCCAGGGAAAGTAACTACTGGGTTTACACCTTTTTTATAAAGCACATCTCTTTCAGTCTGTCTTGGTGAAAATGGAAGTTTTGCTACATTCTTAACTTGACCTCTGTTAAATCCAGCTGGTGAAAACCATGGATCAGTTGTAAAGTCAGTTCTTACACAAAGACCTGCTGTGTCTCCATTTAATGGTACATATCTAAACACATCATTAAATCTATCATATTGATATTTATACCCTGAATCCATTACAGCATAAGATGATGAAGGCAATGTATCTCTAAATTCTGTAACATCAGTTGATTCATCTCCAATGTTATTAACAACATCAGCTTGTTCTGGTGAAATAAACACCACACAATCTTTTCTTGCTTCTGCAATATTATTAATAGCATATATTGCTGTAGCACTAGATACTTCACCTAATGGTAAAAGTGATATGTCAAATAAATCATCATTCTTAAATGTATTAAGAGCGGTTTGTATATTTCCATCAGTTAATGTATCATTTGAAATAGCATTTGATAAGGAAAAGTTAATATTTCCATTACCACTGTTAGTACTCTTAAATGTAGAATCTTGTGCTGTTGTACCCCACACAGTTCCAACTGCTTCTACATTAGAAGTATGTCCTAACCACCAAATATATTTGGATTGTCTATTAACTACATCTACATAAAAATTTGATGAACCATCAGGCAACAACGCATCAGAAGCCTTAGATACTAATTCAAATTTTTCTAAAATTGTATTAGCAGTTCCTGTCCATGCCCCGGTTTCATCTACAACAGCTATATGCATTTCATCATTTGTTCCATTTCTAGTTGAGGCGTATGTTGATGTACCTGGTGTATTTGGAAAGTTATTTACAAATTCCCAACTTGCATACGTATTTGAATCACATAATGATACTTTTAACGCATTGCCTAATTGTCCTGGATATTTTCCAGCCCAAGATTTTTGTGTGCTGCCTGCAGAATGATTGCCGTCGTAATCATCTTCGTTTTTAATTAAAACATTAGCTCCTACTTGTGCTCTGGTTCTGCTAACGCCTGCTGTTATGTTAGCGACAGCGTTTTGTGCTCCTGTTCCATCTAATTGTGATACTCCATTCAAACCACCTCTTCTAA